AAAACCATCTTTAAAAACTGGAATTCCAGTAGGTACAACTAAGTCAGGTGATTTAGGTGTGTTAAAAACAGAAGACAAAAAAACAGAAAAGAAAAAATCTGGTCCAAAAATAGGAGTCTTAACTGGCAGAAGAGCAAAAAGAACTATCAAAGGAGACATTACTAAAAAGATGAGCAAAGGTGGTGTTGAAGGTGGAACTGCTCCCATTCGATTAGGTTTATCTAAGTCTCAAATAGGAGAAATGTTAAGTAATGCAAGTCTTCGCAAAGACATGAAAAATCCTAAGAGAGCTTTAACAAAAGTAGCAGAGGATGAATTTATTGCTGGATTAGATGACTTAATTCAAAATCCTAGAGCAAGAAGAAACAAATACAAAGGTGCTATTGCAGACGGAAAAAGTATATACTCTGAACACGGATACTCTTTAAGAAGTAAAGATAAGAAAATAAGTAAAGACAAGAAAGCAAGAAAAAAGCCAGAACCAAGATCAGGGACTATACGCAATAAAACAAAAAAAGTTAAAAAAATGAACATGGGTGGTGTAATGAAGAACCGTGGTGGGACGTTCAAAGGCACTTTCTAATGACTAGACTTTTTAAAATTAGAAGAAAGTTAAACAAAAAGCCTAGTAAAAAAGTAAGAATAGTCAAGAATAGGTTTTCTGATATACTAGCTCCAGGTAAAAAAAGAACAACGAGGATTTCATAATGGCAGAACGAGAAATAGCAGGCATGGTTGAAAAGGCAATGGGCGCTGGTGGAGATATAATGCCAGAAGAAAATAGTTTGGATATCGAACTACCATCGACCATGGAAGAGTTACCCGAAGGGATTGAACTTGCTACAGAAGAAACTGTAGAAGTTGTAGCCGAGCCATACAACCATGATGCTAATTTAGCAGAAGTTTTAGATGAGTCTGTGTTAGGCTCATTATCTTCAGATTTACAAAACAAAGTTCGAGAGGACATGGAGTCAAGATCTGATTGGGAAGAAGCCATTGCCAAGGGACTTAATTTATTAGGAATTAATTACGAAGATAGAAGTGATCCTTTTCTTGGTGCTAGTGGGGTAACTCATCCATTATTGAGTGAGGCAACAACACAGTTTCAGTCCCAGGCTTATAAAGAGATGCTACCAAGTGGTGGACCTGTAAAGACACAGATATTGGGTGTACCTACCCAGCAAACAGAAGATCAAGCTCAAAGAGTAAAAGATTTCATGAACTATCAGATCATGGAAGTCATGGAAGAATATGATCCAGACACAGATCAAATGTTATTTTATTTGCCGTTAACTGGTTCTACATTTAAGAAAGTTTACTTTGATCAAGCCAAACAAAGGGCAGTTTCTAAATTTGTTCCAGCAGAAGATTTAGTTGTTCCATATTCAGCATCTGACTTAATGACGGCTGAGAGGGTTACGCATGTAGTTAAAATGTCGTATAATGATATTCGCAAACTACAAGTGGCGGGAGTATATAAAGATGTTGAATTATCTACAGCAGACTCTGGAGAAGACGAAGGAAGTATCCAAGGAACTACTGATGAGTTGCAAGGATTGCATCCGAACTATTCTGACGATGTATATACACTTTTGGAAGTCCATGTGGATCTCGATTTGGAAGGCTTTGAAGACCAGAATGGCATTATGTTGCCGTACATTGTCACGATTGATGAGAATTCGAGTCAAGTTTTATCGGTGGTTAGGAACTATAGGGAACAAGACCCGTTAAGAAGGAAACGACAATACTTTGTACATTTTAAGTTTTTACCAGGGTTTGGATTTTATGGTTTCGGGTTACTACACACAATCGGAGGTTTATCTCGTGCTGCAACTTCTATACTTAGGCAGTTAATCGATGCGGGTACGCTCTCTAATTTACCAGCTGGTTTTAAGGCTCGTGGTGTTCGTATTCGTAACGATGATGAGCCTCTTAATCCTGGGGAGTTTAGAGACATCGATGTCCCAGGCGGAGATCTCAAAAACTCAATCATCCCACTGCCATACAAAGAGCCATCTGGCACACTAGCACAACTTCTAGGTGTGGTTGTTGATTCTGGTAGACGTTTTGCACAAGTTGCAGACGCAAAAATCAGTGATGTGAACTCACAAGCTCCAGTTGGAACTACAGTTGCCTTGATAGAACAAGGCTCAAAGATTATTTCTAGCATACATAAGCGTTTACATTATGCTCAAAAACAAGAATTTAGGATGTTGGCAGAGATTTTTTCAGAAAATCCAGTGCCATATCCGTATTCTGTAGGTAATGTTAACCCACAAATCATGCAATCTGACTTTGATGGGCGTATTGACATACTTCCAGTGTCAGATCCGAGCATTTTTTCTATGGCACAGCGCTTGTCACTGGCCCAGACACAATTGCAAATGGCACAACAAGCTCCACAGATACATAATCAGTACGAAGCTTTTAGGAGAATGTACGATGCACTCGATATTAAGAACATTGACAGCATTTTACCTCCTCCACAGCCGCCTGCACCAGTAGATCCAGCGACAGAAAACGCTAATTCTATCAAAGCAGCGCCTTTACAAGTGTTTCCAGAGCAAGATCATGAGGCTCATGTCCGTGCTCATGTGACATTTTTGGCTACACCCGCTGCACAAGTCAATCCACAAGGGTTTGCACTGTTACAAGCACATGTTCAAGAGCATGTTGGACTTATGGCAAGAGACCAAGTGACTAAATTCTTTCAGATTTCTGTACAAGAGGCTCAAGCTAGGGGTGAAATTGTCCCTCAAATTGATCCAGCAGCGATTGAAGCGGCTATTGCACAACAAATTGGTGAAATATTAGCTGAAGTCATGCCATCTCTACAACCACAACAACAAGTTGACCCACTTGTGCAGATCAGACAACAAGAATTAGAGAATGACACTGCTGAAATACAAAGAAAAGTGGCAAATGATCAAATGAACTTCCAGATTGATCAAGCAAAACTAAAACAAGCGTTTGATTTGGCACAACAGAGGTCAGGATTACAAGAAAAAATAGCAGAAGACAGAAATGATGTAAATATTTACAGAATTAACACACAGGCAGCGTTGAAGAAGTAATGGATCCAGTAACTATATCATTAGCCATGGGAGTGGCAGGTAAAGCTTTCGATGCGATCAAAAAAGGATTTGCAGTTGGGCGTGATATAGAACAAATGTCTGGTGATATTGGACGCTGGATGGGAGCTGTTTCCGATGTGGACAATGCAGAAAAACAAGCGAAGAATCCTCCCCTATTCGGTAAGTTGTTTAAAGCTGGTTCAATTGAGGAAGCAGCTCTTTCTGCTTATGCAGCCAAAAAGAAACTTGAGGAACAAAGATACGAGCTTAAAATGTTTTTAAATATGACTTATGGTCCTCAAGCCTACAATGATCTTCTGGCTATGGAAGGACAGATAAGAAAACAACGTCAAGAAACTATTTATAAACAACAACAATTTAGAAGACAGATAGGTGAGGCGATTGGTTGGCTTGTTTGTGTAGGGTTAATTGGAGCGTTTGCCATATTAATTGCTAGTATTTGGATTAAAAAAGCAAAGGGTGACTATAAGTTTATTCCTAGAGATTATACTACACAACAAAAAGTGTGGCAGGGTAAAATTAAAAAAAAAAGTACACAACATGTAGACTCAAAAAAAGAATCACATCTAAATACACTAATAAAAGAGCTTGTATTTATGAGGGTGGCAATAAAACATTCACTATGATGATAGAAACATGGTGTCCAAAAAAGTATAAATGTTTGTATGATCCTAATGGTGAAGAACCAGATATAGATAAAGTTATGGAAAGTTTAAGAAGCATAGGGAAAAAATAATGGATAGTAATGTAATTTTAGATGCATGGAATGAATTAACTTATTTTGAGGGAATATTATTTACAATTTGGCTATTTATCCTATATTATGGTAAATGCTGGATAGATGAAAGGTTTAAAAAATGATACAGTGGATTTTAAATAAATTAATAAAGGATGGTAGAGTTGGTGTTAGCTCTGCTAGAGAACTATCTAAACATAGACTTCATACAACAAAGTATGAAGATTTGTGTATGTAGGAGGACGGAGTGTTTCAAGCGTTAATAGGTCCACTAGCTAATTTAGCTGGAACTTGGTTTGAGAACAAAGTTGAAAAAACAAAGGCTGAAGGACAAGCTAAAGTCGCAGAGGCTCGTGCTCGTGCAACTGTTGCGGAAAAGGTTGCAGCAGGTGAGGTTGCATGGGAGGGTAAGATGGCAGATGCTACAGTGGATAGCTGGAAAGACGAATTCGCCTTAGTTGTGCTTTTGGCTCCTGCAATTTTGGTCTTCATACCTGGGATGAAAGAGTATGTTAAAGAAGGATTTGATATATTGGCAACTTTGCCAGACTGGTATCAGTACCTTTTATATATTGCAATTAGTGCAAGTTTTGGAATCAAGGGAGTTGGACAAGCTGCAAAGATGTTCAAGAAAAAATAATGAAAAGAAAAATTGGCAAGATAAAAAAAGTTATAAAGGGTTTGGAAAAGGCATCTAAATCACATTCTAAACAAGCTAAAGTATTAAAAAAAGTTATAAAGAAGGCGTGATGACTAGATTATTAAAA